CGTCGGAAGTGGAAGCGTGACTGGTACTGGGTTGATGACGATTACGGGATTGTCTACGACAACGTGGACGCAAGTTACATTTGTACTGGCCTCGCCAGCCGCCGGTGGGTTCCTTCCGTTCTATCCAGACACCGCAAGCCCAACTGTTGGAAGAACGAACTTTGTGTGGGGTGTGCAGATCAATCCAGGAACGACTGCAAGTGCGTACAACCGAACGACTACGACCGCCTACCACGCCCCCCGCTTCGACCACGACCCGGCCACGCTCCAGCCGAAGGGACTGCTGATCGAGGGGAGTGCGACGAATCTGACTGCGTATTCCGATGGAGTGAATCAAAGTCCGTGGACTGTCGTCTGCAATGTCGTTAGGACGACATCAACTGGTGGAACGGCACCAGATGGGACGAGCAACACGGCAAGCCGTATTGGCATGACTAGCACAATTTCGAATTGCAGTTCGTTGTATTACAACGGAGTAACCGTTACGAATCAGGCATACACACACTCGGTATTTGTGAAGGCCGATGGTGCTGATTGGGTGTATGTATGGATTGAAACGAGTGGTGGTGTTGCTAATGGCGCGTATTTCAACCTGACTGGCAACGGATCTGTTGGAAACCTTGTCGGAGGCGGAACGACTGCCCGGATCGAAAAGTTCCCCAATGGTTGGTATCGCTGCCAAACGACTTCAACGCAACCAGCAGGGACTACCTATCCGTGCGTGTTGCCATCAACAGGGAACTTGACTGGCCGATCTTCAATGGTTGGCACTACGCCGGGAAACATCTTGGTGTGGGGCGCACAACTGGAGGCAGGCTCCGGTGCCTCCTCGTACACCCCCACTGGCAGCGGCACCGTGCAGCGGGCGGCGGATCTGTGCCAGATGACGGGAACCAATTTCTCGTCATGGTTTGGTTCGCCAACATCAGCGACCGTCTATGCCGAGGCATTCGCCAACGTCATTCCACCTGCATCTAACTTTCCGGGCGTTTGGCTGATGAATAAATCGGGAGCCGCGCGCAACTACGGTTTTGTTCGACATACAAACGGTGCCCTTCGTGTTGCTGGATTCAACGCGGCCATTGGTGGGAGTATTGTCGATATTGAGACAACGCCAAACACTACGGTTACGGCGGGGATTCGTTTCAAGCACGCTGTCGCAATGACAGATTTGAATTGGTCGTATGCGGCCAATGCTGGCACCGGCGTGAACACTGGCGCAAACGCGACCGTGTATTTCGATGAAACGGTCGATTCGCTAACCATAGGTCTTGCGCCGACCCAACTGGGGTCGCACACCATCGCCAAACTGAAGTACTGGCCCGTTGCACTACCAACAGCAACCCTTCAGGCTCTCACCCAATGAGCGACTTCTACCTGCGAACGGACACCGAGGCCGAGATGATCGCTGCGTTTGAGGCGGCAGGCATCAACATCCGCAGCGAGGATGGCGTGGTCATCGACGGTGCGGTCCTCGACTACAACGGCACGCGACTGGATGTTGGCTGGCTCGGCCCCGTCACCATGCCGATCACCACGGGCGAAGATCCAGACATCGTGGAGGAACCCGTCGTGGACCCGCGATTCCATGCGAACCTGCGGGTATCCGGTGAACTGCCAGCCGACGTGCTGGAGCAATTGCCGATCCTGAATCCTGAACCGGGGCAGCCCGTGAGGACCTGGGCATGAACAAGAAAATTCTTGAACAAATTCACAACGCTTTGGCGGAAGAACTGCTAAAGAAAATTCAAGATGGAACTGCAACGGCTACGGAACTTAATGTTGCTCGGCAGTTTCTTAAGGATAATGGTATTGATTGTGCCCCGGTGGCTAACCAACCAATGCTAAACTTGGCTCAGATTATGCCCTTTGACGAAGAGGCCGCGTGAACGATCTTGAGAGAAAACTCAAAGACTTCCGAAACTTCGTCTTTTTGGTCTGGGATCATCTTGGGCTCCCTGAGCCTACTCCAGTCCAACTGGACATTGCTCAATATCTCCAGAAGGGGCCACGCCGACGAGTTGTGCAGGCGTTTAGAGGTGTTGGAAAAAGTTGGCTCACAAGTGCCTACGTTGTCTTCCGACTCCTCCACAACCCAAAACTAAACGTACTGGTTGTCTCTGCTTCTAAACAGCGTGCAGATGACTTCAGTACGTTTACGCTTCGGTTGATTAACGAAATTCCTCTGTGTCAGCACCTAAAGCCTCGGGATGACCAGCGAAACTCAAAGATTGCCTTTGATGTTGGTCCCGCTCCGGCGTCGCAGGCCCCCAGCGTGGTCTCTAAAGGCATTACAAGCCAAATTACTGGTAGCCGTGCGGATTTGATTATTGCCGATGACGTGGAAAGTCTAAACAACTCAGCCACGTTCCTGATGCGGGATAAGTTGCAGGCATCTATTGCCGAGTTTGAAGCAGTCCTCAAGCCCGGAGGGGAGGTGATCTATCTAGGTACGCCGCAGACGGAGCAGTCTATTTACCACAGTTTGCACGAAAAGGGATATGACACCCGGGTTTGGCCCGCCAAATACCCCGATACACGCCTTAAGGTGGCTTTTGGTTCCAAACTGGCTCCCATGCTGTCCGAAGGCAAGGAAGGGGAACCAACGGATCCTAGACGGTTTAGTGCCATTGATCTGATGGAGAGAGAAGCGTCCTATGGACGTACTGGGTTTGCTCTTCAGTTCATGCTGGATAGCACCCTGAGTGATGCCGATAGATATCCATTGAAGTTGGCCGATCTGTTGGTCTTTGGTTTAAATCCAGAAAACGCCCCAGAAAAGCCTGTTTGGGCGGCGAACACCAGCAACATTGTCAAGGATATCCCCTGTGTGGGCTTTAATGGAGATCGTTATTACGGTCCCATGGATATCCAAGGCAAGTGGATTCCGTATGAAGGCGGTGTTATGGCCATCGATCCCTCGGGTAGGGGCGACAACGAAACGGCGTATGCGGTCGTAAAGATGCTAAATGGCTTCTTGTATGTGACCGCAGCGGGTGGTCTTAAGGGTGGCTATGCCGAAACAACGATGGCAAAACTGGTCAACATTGCCAAGACTAATGCTGTAAACCAAATTGTTGTTGAGTCTAACTTTGGTGACGGTATGTTTACGGAACTGCTGAAGCCATACTTGGTTAAACAGTATCCGTGTCCGGTTGAAGAGGTTAGGCACAACATTCAAAAAGAACGTCGAATTGTTGATACCCTCGAACCCGTTATGAATCAACACCGGTTAGTTATTGACTCTGGTGTTATTCGTGAGGATTACGAATCAACCAAGCAATACGCCACCGAAAAGGCTTTGCATTACAGCCTGATGTGGCAGATGAGTCGAATTACCAGAACCAAGGGTGCTTTGGCTTATGACGATAGGCTGGACGTTTTGTCTATGGCCGTTGCCTTTTGGTCTGAGCGTATGGCCCAAGATGTCAACCGTAAAATGGCTATTCGTCGAGATGAATTGCTAAATGCTGAACTTGAACGCTTTATGGAAAATGCCGTAGGCCGTAAACCACATGGATGTAGAACTTGATGAATGGACCAACAGCCTACTGGTTGCTGCTTGTGATGTCATTATTCGCTATGAAGAACATCTAAGGAGCAAGAACTACCTCAACGAATCTAGGGCTTTGGCCAAGGCTATGCGGGAATTGAAGGACGTTATTCCTCCAGAAGTCATGGAAGCCATGCGGAGATAACGATGAAAAAGACTGGGCCATGTAAGGGTCGATCCCTGAATAAGCCTTGGCGTACTCCCGGTGGACCAAAGAAGTCTGCTGTTTGCGTCAAGGACGGAGAAAAGACCAAGATCGTTCGCTTTGGGGATCCCAACATGCGAATCAAGAAGAATATCCCGGGCCGTCGTAAGAACTTTAGAGCCCGACATAACTGCGACAACCCCGGACCCAAGACCAAGGCTCGGTACTGGTCTTGTAAGGCTTGGTAAAAACTGCTACACTTATTTCTTTTTATAGTAAAAAGGAACCGCAATGCCTAAGAAACTGGAAAAGATGGTGTCTTCGATGAAGAAGAAGGGTATGCCTGAATCTCGGGCCTATGCCATTGCTACTTCTGTTCTTCAGAAGAAGGGCCTGATGAAGATTGC